CAAGGACGTTCTTCTCGTACATTGCTAAGTGCAACCTCTCGTAATGGACGTAAGAAAAGATATCGGGGACAAGGTAAATAAAAATTTAGAAGAGTGCTTAAATAGATATAAGCACTCTTTTTTTTATGTCTGAAAAAGAAAAGCATATCCTCAACTGGATAAGAGATGTCTCTAAAATTAGAGAAGAGTTGAATGGATTTGCTATCTGTCCCTTTGCAGCAAATGCAAAATATAAAATTATAGAGTGTTCTGCAGAAGAAATTATACCAATAGATGGGTATCAGGTCATTATTTACATTGTAGAAGACTATTTTGACCTGGAGTCTGTTCAGTTTTGGGTAGAATATTACAATTCAAAATATAAGGATTGGAAATTCTTCGAAGATTGTGGGAGGTATGATACATACATTCAAGGGGTTCGAACAAATAATGGTAAGTACAATCTTATTTTATCCCAACCAACACAAAAATTACGCCAGTTTAGAGAAAAACTATCAAAAACATCTTATTATAACCTTTGGAATGACGAATATTTAAAAGAAATACTTGAAGACGACTACGATATTATAAAAAACGGGATAGAAACCCCGTAAAAAGTTCTGATTTAACAATCAGGAGCAAAAAAATGACCAAACAAGTCGATAAAGATCAAAATTTCATGAAAAATGAGTGGGGAACTAAGTTCTTATCATCAGAATATGGTTGGGAGGGGCATGTTGAGAGGCAAAAAATGCTTCGTGAGATTGCAAATGATGACATAACTCCAAAAAAACACGATTTTTACCATCAAAATGAAATTCATTCAAAAATTCGTAATGATGACGACTATGATGACTGGGAATATGGAACAGAACCTCTCTATGAATCAAAAAATCTCTGATAAATAAGATAGAATTATAATAATCGATGCCTTTAGAAAGGGTAAGTCAAGGTTTTAAAGATATTAGTATGACATTTCAGAGCAATCCTCTGACGAATGACTTGATTGCCCTTAAGAACGAGTCCGCAATTGCTCGTTCGGTTCGTAATATTGTATTTACATTACCTGGAGAAAAATTTTTTAATGATACATTTGGTTCAAAGGTAAGTAAATCCTTATTTGAGAACGTGGATCAAATTTCGGCATCGATTATTAATGATGAAATTAGAAATTCTATAACCAACTATGAACCTAGAGTCAGTTTGATTGATGTTCAAACAAACCCAGATTATGACAATGGTTCTTTTGATGTAGTTATCATTTATAGAATTATTGGTATTGATGTTCCACAGCAACAGTTACAGTTCGTTTTGCAACCTACTAGGTAAATGCCGTTAGTAAACTTTTCAAATCTGGATTTCGACCAGATTAAATCAAGCTTAAGAGAATACTTAAGAGCAAACTCAAATTTTACTGATTATGATTTTGAAGGATCTAATCTTTCAACGATTCTTGATGTCTTGGCATATAACACCTATATCACTTCATATAATGCAAATATGGTTGCAAATGAAGTGTTTATTGATAGTGCTACTCTTAGGGAAAATGTTGTTGCATTGGCAAGAAATATTGGATATGTTCCAAGGTCAAGAAAAGCAGCAACTGCAACTATCAGTTTTTTTGTTGATACAACAGATCAAACTGATGGTACTTCAAGAATATCAGCATTAACTTTAAAAAAAGGTCCAATAGCAAGTAGTTCTGGTAGTTTCGGAAATCAATCCTTTATATTTTCAATATTAGATGATATTACTGTTCCTGTTGTAGATAACATAGCATCTTTTAATGATATTAAAATCTACGAAGGAGTACTTCTCTCAAATAATTTTGTTTATAACTCAAATAACCTAAATCAAAGATTTATTTTACCAAACGCTGGCGTAGATACAGATTTAATTGCAGTAAGAGTTAGAGAATCTATAACAGAAAGTGCATCGACAAAATATAGACTTCAAGATAATGTTTTTGATGTAAATAAAGATTCTAAAGTTTATTACATTCAAGAAGTAGAAGATGAAAGATATGAATTAATTTTTGGTGATGGAGTATTCTTTGGAAAAAAACTAGAAAATAACAATTATATTGAAGTTGATTATATTGTTTCAAATGGTGATAGTGGAAATGGAGTAAGTCAATTTACTTTCTCTGGCAGACTTACATATACAAGAAATGGTATTGAAAGTGTTGTTACTTCTGGAATATCTCTCTTAACGACTGGAGTTGTTTCTCAGGGAGGGGAAAATATAGAATCTATTGATTCTATTAAAAAATATGCTCCAAGAATTTATTCATCACAAAATAGAGCGTTATCTGCAAATGATTATGAGGCTTTGATTCCAAACAAAATATATCCAGAAACAGAATCAATTTCAGTTTTTGGTGGGGAAGAACTGGTTCCTCCACAATATGGAAAAGTTTTCATTAGTATAAAACCAAGAACTGGTGATTTTCTTCCAAACTTAATTAAAGAAAATATCAAGAGAGATCTTAAAAAATACTCAGTTGCAGGAATTGTTCCAGAAATTTTAGATTTAAAATATTTGTATGTGGAAGTAGATTCTAAAGTTTACTACAATACCAATCTTGCACCAAGCTCTTCATATGTTTCTTCAATTGTACAAAATAATGCAAACAAGTATGCAGAGTCTACAGAATTGAATAAGTATGGAGCAAGATTTAAGTATAGTAAGTTTTTGAAAATTGTTGATGATAGTCACGAATCTGTAACTTCGAATATAACAACGGTACAGATTAGAAGAGACTTGAGAGTTGTGTTGAATGCTTTTTCAGAATATCAAATTGGTTTTGGTAATGCTTTTTATATAAAAAGTATGGATGGATATAATATAAAATCTTCTGCGTTTAAAGTTTCCGACTTTCAAGAAGATGTATATCTATCAGACATCCCTGATAGCAATAGATCTACTGGGTCTATTTTCTTATTCACACTCCCTACATCCAGTTCATCTAGTCCTACTATAGTAAAAAGAAATGTTGGTAGTATAGATTATAAAAATGGACTGATTACATTAAATCCTATCAATATTTTATCTGGAAAAATAAAGGATGGTCAATCAATTATTGAGATATCTGCAACTCCAAAGTCAAATGACGTAATTGGTTTGCAGGATTTATATCTTCGACTAGATATTAGTAAGAGTGTATTTGAAATGATAACTGATGAAATTTCATCAGGACTCGATCCTTCAGCATCTAATTATATTGTAACATCAAGCTACAGCAACGGGAACCTAGTAAGATCATAAAATGACAGAAAAAAGAATTCAGTTTAATAACGTTATCCAAAATCAACTTCCCCAGTATGTGAGGGAAGAATTTCCTTTAGTCTCTGAGTTTCTAAAACAATATTATATCTCACAAGAGTTTCAAGGTGCTTCAACAGATATTCTTCAAAATATTGATCAATATCTAAAATTAGACTCTATTAAAGGTAACGCTGAATCAACAGTGCTTACTTCAGATATTAGTTTTCTTGATGATGTAATACCTGCATCAAATACCATAGGTTTTCCCGATTCATATGGACTGCTGCAAATAGATGATGAGATTATTACTTACACGGACAAAACTTCAAATTCTTTTCTTGGATGCGTAAGAGGATTTAGTGGAGTATCCTCGTATGATAATTCTAATAACCCAGATACTTTAGTATTTTCTGAAACTGAATCGAGTGACCACTCAGCATTAAATTCTGATGGAACCTCAAACGTTATTGTAAACTTAAGTTCTTTATTCTTACAAGAATTCTTCAAAAAGATTAAATATCAAATTACTCCTGGATTTGAAAATAGAGAATTTTATAGTTCATTAGATAAGTATCTTTTCCTCAAACAATCTAAGGATTTTTACTCAACAAGGGGAACTGATCTATCATTCAAAATTCTGTTTAATGTATTATACGGCGAAGACGTAAAGATCATAAAACCACAAAATTATCTAATAAAACCATCAGATGCTTATTATGAAATCACAAATGATCTTGTTGTGGAGAGTATTTCTGGAGATCCATTTGAATTAGAAAGATCTACTTTAAATCAAGATGCATATGGCAATACTAATATAACCAAAGGATATGCTTCAATTTCAAAAGTTGAAAGAATATTTGAAGAATCTGGCAAAATATATTATAAACTGAGTTTTGATGCTGGATATAATAGAGATATTATAGTTGATGGATCTCTTTATGGAAACTTTTCAGTACACCCAAAAACAAAACTCATAGGAACGGTATTATCTGGAGCAAATACTTTAGATGTTGATTCTACAGTAGGATTCCCATCATCGGGAGATTTGTCAGTAATTTATGGGGATGGGACGGAAGGAGT